AAATTCTGGATGGACCGACTGGATTTATGGCCATCAAACGAGCGGCATTTGATAAAATGCATGAAAAGTTCACGGAATTGAACTGTGTGAATGATCACGCGAATAGAGATTTTAATGAATATTGTGCAGTATTCGACTGTATGATCGACCCAGAGTCGAGGCGTTATTTATCCGAGGATTATGCATTCTGTAGAAGGTGGCAACAGGTCGGAGGTAAAATTTATGCGGATATAAATACCACACTCGGACACGTTGGAAACTTACCATTCTCTGGGTGTATGAATGAGAGGCTTAAGGCTTAGATGCATGTAACATATAAAATGAGGTTAGCCACCATCGTTGTGACTCGGAGTAAGTCATGTCATGTAAAGACACTTCACACTGTGCTTCGTTTGAATTTAATGTGTATTCAGTCAAAAGGAATTCAAAATGAAGTCGTGTACGTAAATGACGACCCATACGAGAAGTCAAATGTCATACAAAAATACATGAAAATTACCGATAGAATTCTATACATAGATTTTGGGGTTTCTATGGACGAAGGTTCAATTGCACAAGTTTTTAAACCACACGAAGGTGTTGGGTGCGTGGTTTTCCCAGGTGTGATTGAAGGTATCGATTGGGAAATGTTTAAAACTAAAGTTAAGGATAATTCCACCGAACCCGTTGAACAGATTGGCCTTCATTTTGATACGGAGATTGGTAATAAGATTAGCGAGGATATCTATCAAGTAAAAAGTAGTAGCGCCAGATGTTGGGTCATGATGTGCAAGAATACGAGCAAATTCGTTAGAGATAAGCGAACATACGATTATAGGGTGCCCCCACGGATGGAACAAATGTTTTCAAAATTCAAAGAATTGGGGGTCAAAATTCATGCATATACGGCATCTAAGTTGACGATGACGTATACACACGAGTGTATAAGTAACTTACTGAACGCTGCCGGAGTTAAAGCTAATTAAAGATTTAAATTGAAACATTAAACAGATGTCACGGGTATCTGTAAAGAGGGATGACCCACTTTACACATACGCGATAAAGTATATGGAAACGCAATGGGGTGTCAATAGGAGATTCCCCGGTTGCCAACCCATATCGATTGAATACAAACACTTCGATACGCTCCGTAAGAATGATTATGTGGTGTGTGAAAAGACTGATGGTGTCCGTTTCATGTTAATGGCATTCACGTATGATAAGCATAGGGTGTGTGTATTGGTGAACCGTGCGCTCGATATGTATTTGTGTAAACTTAATTTTAGACGACCCGTATACGAAGGTACTATACTTGAAGGTGAATTATACGAAGATATGTTCATGGTGTACGACTGTCTCATCGACTCCGGTGTAATCGTGGGACATAAACATTTTATCGATCGACTCAAGCATTGTGAAAATGTTTGCAAAAAATTGATGTCTCTCAAGAATGATGCGACAAAATTAAAAGTGAAGACGTTTCATCTCATGTGTGATTTTAAAAGCTTCCTGGATGATTACTTACCCACGGTCACCCAAGACATAGACGGTCTCATATTCACACCCATAAACTGTCCTATTAAAATTGGTACGCACGAAACTATGTTTAAATGGAAACCAAAGGAAAAGAACACGATAGACTTTCAAACTCATTTAGTGAACGGTGAGTGGCGACTATACGTTCAAGAAAAGGGGGAACTCGTGTTTGAATCAATCATACCGAGGGATAAAATGGATACATCTTGGTTGAGAGATAAGATGATCATTGAATGTCGCTACATGATCGACGACATTCCAATGTGGTGGATGCCCATCATGGAGCGCACCGATAAAACACACCCAAATAATAGACGCACGTTCTATAGAACGCTCGTAAACATAAAGGAGGACATTAAAATGACCGACTTTTTAAAATGTATGTAATTGAATCTAAGCACCTCCGTGAAACTTTTGATGTTTTTATTTATTGAGCACGTATATTAACACGTAATACCCAGCTACTTCCTTCATGGTAGTTTCAAATATATTTTCATCGTCTTGTACGTACCATTTATCATTAAACTTCGTTACGGAATAATAGTGACCACCCCATTGTACACCTTCATGTATTATGCATGATTGTAATGAATATTTAATGTCGTCACCAAACGTAATGTCATCTTCTAAATGTATACGACTCTTCTTATCGAATGAAATGATCATTACCGGCTGTAGTTTCTTGAAAATAACCCGCGTCGTCGCGACGTGATGAACATTCCCATCGTCATCGGTGTATCCCTCGAGTGTGTTCCAATTCATACTTTTATTTATCAAATCACTGACTTTGCACACATGATCGTCTACGGTGAGTGTTTGTATGCTATAGTCGACGTCATTCGTATTTTTACCTTTCGGTGATATGGTTATCTGGGTCTTTTTTCCGTAGATTATGTCTTTTATGATTGAATACTCCTTTTCCAATATATCTATTATACAAAACAGCGCATCTTGGCTATCGTGTGGTTCATTCATTTTAAATCTAGGGAATGTACGTTGAAACTCTGCGAGTAATGCAGTTGTATCGATGCACCCAGAGTTCTGTTCACTAAAATACATTTTTACCAAATCATAGTAAAGTTTGGTAAATTTGCAATCGCCGACATATTGACTCTTGTATATGTATTCAGATATAGGTATGGTATGAAGAAGACACTGAATGGCGGAATTAAAGTAACATGTGTTTCCTAAGTTGTAAAACCCATGCATATATTTTTAGGATATAAAAAATACTTAAGGAGAAGACGCGTGAGTATCTTGAATAACCATGGACGTCAGACGCGTGTTTGATAACGTGAAACCGATTTTTGACAAATACAGAAATGAAGAACACGTTGAATTCGAAATTAGAGTTGGTAAATTTAACTGTGGTACATTTGATACCGATGTCGGAAAAGTTGGATTTGAAAACATCCTCGAAGGTCTTAAGAAATACGACGGCTGGGAACGGGTCGTGAATAGGTCGGAAGAAGTTTTTTATCGTAAAACTGATAATCTTCGAATTTCAATTGATGAGGATACATCCGAAGAAAAGATTGTCAAAAAAGACAAAGTCCACAACGAGGACTTTGGTAAACTCATAAATGCACCGTATGATATTAGGTTCGGTGTTTCGATTGAACACCCAATCGAAGATTATGAAGGTGAAATGGACATGAAGAAGACAAAGAGACGCATGTCTTTTATTCGCAAGAATTTATCTATAGACATGACGATCGTTCAAGGGGATGTCGAAGACTTGGATACAGAAGATCCCAACACGTACCAAATTGAATTGGAAATTATTGACCCGAAACTCGTGAAGGATGATAATGAATTGTTTAACATTCTTCATAAGGTGAAGGATTTATTTAATATATTGAATACTAGTAAATGATTATCAACATATTTGTAATACTAATCGTTTTGTATTTGATGCTTGGTGTCGAATATAGCAAAGAAAACGTGGGTTCTATGGGGTACAAATCTAAAAACTTCCACATGTCACATGGAATGTCGACCGATATGGTTGAAGCCATGAAACGTGATGGATTGAGTGAAGAATCGATAAAAGAATTCATCATGATGGAAGATCGATTACTTGAGGTTGAACGTAAGTCTGTGTGTTCCCAGACGGCACGGCAATTTGAATCGGTCGGTATATCAGATCAAATAAAAAAGAGATTCGCTGGATATGATTTTTCATATCACACAAAGCACATTAAACAGGCTTCCGAACCATCAAAACTCATAAATAGAAGTATCACTTGCTCTTAGTTAAATTAGAACGTGTTTTCTTATAGTTTTCTATGAACTTTTTAATTTCAGTTTTGCTTGGATTGTATGTAACTATATAATTCACAACCACGTTCCCGTGTTTACCGTATTCCTTTTGAATCAACTTTTTCTTGTATTCTTGCAGTCGCGCGGTCTTCCACTCCGACACCATGTTCCTTTTGATGTCATTTGCAGGCATTTTCTTCAACACACCCTTCTTGTTAACGAGGTTTTTATACTTTACAGCGTTATCTAGAACATTTGATAGTTCTTTTACGTCTTTATTTATGTTCATAACATTTTTGAACTTTTTAATCCATCTCGGTCCATATAATTTTTCTATGTCATTTCTTATGCTATTTTTATTGAGGCGTCTCTTTTTTTCTATTTTTTCTACTTCAGCATTTCGTTTGATTTCCATATTAATCATCTTGTTCATGCGAGTCCTATTGGCTTGTTCCTTTCGATTTTTAGTTTGTTTGATCTTAAGTTTTTCACATAAGGTTTTTATGGTATCAGAATTATCGACTTCTATACCTTTTTCTAATGCCATCGCCACTAAGTCACTCTTTTTGTAGTCGACGCACGCTTTATCTCCGACTTTAAAGTTTGAATTTCCTAGATCGAACTGTTTAATCATAGTACAAAGTTTTTCCTTTTTATTCTTATCTTTTATTCCAACGACACCCAGTTTTTTAGCCATTTGTATGAGAGTCGTTTTAGTCAACGCTTCACATTTCTTCTTACCTATCATCACTTTACCGTTCTTATCGTATGTGATCTTCGGTGCATTCACCGGAGACTTTCGAGCCGTCTGCTTTTTTGGTATTTTGTAACAACACTCGTCACCTTGTGGATTCTTCTTGGCTCGATACCCCTGACTACACGGTGGTCGTCTCGATTTAGGACACGTGGTGGCTTTTTTAGAAACCACTTTGCGTGTTTTATTGGGTATAGCAGCTGTAATTTTTATTTCACCTTTGGATTTCAACATCGAGAAAAATCGAGTCGCCTTTGTGTACGCCGCATTCAAATCTTTTGGATTTTTAGCACCCGATATTTGTATGGCACCACTTTTCGCTATTATGTATTTGTGACCTTCATAAACCGCGTACATCATCGGAGAAAGCTCGGGTTCATAATTTGATTTAAACCCGTACGCTTGACTCTTAGAATTCAGACGCATCATATCCAAAATAATACCATTTATTCTGAATTGACCACTTAAATTATTGTATTCAAATGGGTTGTATAAAAATACCTGTCCGCGCGTGTATTTTTTTACGATAAATCGGCGAATGAGTTCGGGTTGATTTTCAATTTGCGAATCTTTACCCACGAAACCACCCGAAAATCGTATCTTGCCATTTTTGTAAAAATTGGCCGTTCCGCCGTTCGTCTCAACTCCATTCGTGAGCGTAAATTTTACTTGAACAGTAAAAAAATTTGCGTTTATGTCACCCTTTTTTCCATATTCTTTGGTGTGAGTAAATCCAGTTTTGAATCTTCCATAAAGACCAACGATTTCTTTGGTGTCTATGGATAAACCCTCTCCGATGGGTGTTTTCCCGAGTGGTGTTTTTTGCAGTATATACTTTAAATCTAAACGCGATTCGGCATCGAAGTTTTTGTTAACCGTCGCGTTAAACATACCCAAATTGAGCCCACTCAAAGTTAAATTTGTATTATATGCGTTATCGTTATTGCTATTGCTATTTGTCACGTATTGCGCAAATTCACCCATGTTCTGATTGTTTATCACCGTGTTTTTAAGACGCATGGGAAACGCGGGTGCTGGCTGTGCGCGTTTCACGTCAACTCCTGAGTTTTTTATAAAACTCTGAAGGGATTGCGGACGCTCCATATCTAATGTAATTGTATATTTTTATTACACATCATCCTCGTTTGATACGAGGGTATCATTAACTATATCTAAACCAAATATGAACGGTTGCATACTGAATGGTGTACCTCGGTATAATGCGGTGTGCTGACGCACTTCCACGTCTCTCTGACTGAAAGGCCCCGCATAGAAGTCCTGATTGAATCTTGGTTTTCCGAGGTTATTCGCGGTACAATGTTCGTTGAACTTTTCAACGAATAACTTTTGAGGACAGTAGAGATCTGGACTGTACTTGATGTAAGGCGATTGTAAAAAGTTCTCGAGCGTACTCGAAACGGTCGCGACTTGTCTTTGTACATCTTTGAAATATTGTGGGACTATGTTCCATATGTCCTTGTTTGCGTACTTTTGTGCGTATTCTAGATATGCGCGAATGCATTTTTGAAGAATTATAGGAATCTCAGCTTCGAGCTTTTTATCGAGTGTGGGATCGGCATCTTTCACTTGTTTACCAAAATTCCACGTGAGCATACGTCTCAGAACACTCCCTGAATTATCTTTGTAACTGGGAACTTCATTTCCACCCAATACACCTGGGACTTTCCACGTCATCGTCTTCGCTTTTTCATGTTTAATCGCACAAGATACCTGTTCCCCGGATACAATGGATTGAAATTCCGCCTGTTCCAAAGAGATATCCCCCTTGATTTCGGGTGAAATGAAAACAAACGCATCATAAATCGAAGAAAGACCGAACTTCTTCTCCACGTTGTTAGATAATGTCCGGACATCATCCACGTCATAGAAAAGAGCGAACACTTTTGTGATGAGTGTCGATTTCCCGGATCGCGCGATCCCCTTCAAGAATGGAATGATCTGCCACCCGTCCAATTCCCCTACGTCAAAACATAAACGCCCACCCATGATATACATCCATTTGCACACTTCGGAATCAAATTTCTGATAATCTAAGACTGACTGAAAATATGGAGTCGGTATATCTTCCCACTTTTCTGTATACGAGTAATCTTCGAAATCAGTATCGAAATATTTACAACTCACGATAGCTTGATCTAAGTTTGCAAACTCTTTTGAGTCGTATGTATAAAATGCAGTTTCATAGAGCGCAGTCTTATCCGACCAACTTTTACCCACGAAAACCCCATTTTTAAAAGACCACACGTGTCTGTTACGTTTAATCTCTGGAAATTGCATGTCGTTGCAGTTCGTTAAATGACGGATCACATCGGAATATGCAGAACCCCTACACGAAAGATTTTTCCATAACTCAAATTCAGTTTCTTTCTGCGCTACACCGTATACGTAGTCCTGTATTCTGTGTTCCTGTTTCCAAGCTCGAGTATCGTGGCCTTCTTCCGTGCGAATTTGTTTGCAACAGTGCCCCTTGTATCTTTTTATGTTGTTTTCATACAGTTTTTTCAAGATGGTCAATATGGCCTGTTGATAAGGGCTCAAATCATCCAGAGAAGACGGTAATGTAGAACACCTAAATATAGATGGGTCTGTTTCGGGGTTTATGGGGATATAAGTTGGGTTGTTGATTCTCTCGTAGATTCGTGTATGTCTGAATACAATCTGCCACGCGTCGTCAACTTGGTCTATCAAACGATTAATTCGAGTTGATATTTTCATATCATCACCGTCATCGAGATCAAGAATCTTCAGAGCATTTGCTCTGTGATATAATTGTCCCAATTGTAAATTCATGCGTTGGTGTTTTGCAGAAATACTTTCGATATCTATGCTAGTCATCGGTAAACCGGAATCATGGTTAAGTTCGTTAGGTGTAAAGAAATTTTTAAAACCCAGTTGGAAGGATACCGCTTCATCATCACGTCTCATTATGTCCCACATGTCTTCCAATTGGGTCAAAAGGTTAATGAGCTGCTCCGGATTGAGACCCTGGATGTGATTCATCCACATCACCTGATTCGTCTCGGTCGGATTTGCATCGTGATTGATGTAATGTGTTTCTATCATCGACAGCTCCTTGTTCTACCCACGGGTTATTTTTCTAAGTACTTTTTTGGAGGTGAGCCAATATTTTGACCATAATCCTATTTTGGGTTTCAATTTGTTTAGATATAGATACCAATGCGCTACACACTGTATCACCCTCTTCCGTTGAAAAAAGGGACGTCGCGACATCGGTGATGTGACCGATAACATCGTCTTCACCCATGACCGCCCATTCCGGAATTTCTTCTTCGTCGTCGAATTCCTGTGGCTGTGACCCATCTTGATCCTCGTCGATCTGAATTTCAAGTTCACTTTCGGTCTCGTATTCGGATTCGGAATCGGTTTCATATATTTCTTGTGTTGGTTCGACTTGTATTTGATCAGACATTTATACAATACCCCAGGAAAAATCAAACTGAGTTTTTTCGCGAAATTATTTTCTCCGTATATAGTACAAAAACTCTCACAATGGCCGGTGGTCTCATGCAACTCGTGGCATATGGTGCCCAAGACGTCTACTTGACAGGTAACCCAAAGGTTACCTTCTTCCAAGCGGTGTACAAGCGTCACACCAACTTCGCGATGGAAAACATCGAACAAACTGTTAACGGTACCCCAGGTGCCGATGGCCGCGTTTCCGTCACCGTCGCGCGTAACGGGGATTTGGTCGCCGACATGTACGTCGAACTCAAGTCCGGTGCCACCGCCGTGACTGATGATGCCTGGCTCGCGGAGCGTGCGGTCAAGGACGTTGAATTGTCCATTGGCGGTCAGCGCATCGACAAGCACTACCAAAAGTGGTGGCGTTTGTACTCCGAGCTTTACTTGGATGAATCCAAGAAAGCGAACTACGGTAAGATGACGACCGCGACCAAGGCGGGCGACAAGATCTTCTTGCCACTCATCTTTTTCTTCAACCGCAATCCCGGATTGGCGTTGCCTTTGATCGCGCTCCAATACCACGAAGTCCGATTGGATTTCGATTTGTCGAGCGCCTTCGCGACCGTCACCGACGGCTCCACCTTCAAGGTCTGGGCGAACTACATCTACTTGGACACCGAAGAGCGACGCCGTTTCGCCCAAAAGGGTCACGAATACCTCATCGAGCAAGTGCAACACACCGGTACCGATTCCGTCACCGCGGGTACCGAAGTGCAAAAGCGCTTGTCGTACAACCACCCAATCAAGGAACTCGTCTTCTGCCTCGATAACGGTGACGATTCTTGGCGCACCGCCAACGCCCACGCGACCGTCACTTCCAACGTCGCGCGCGGCACCGTGTCTAACTGTTTCATCTCCGATTCGCTCGTTGGTGCCCCACTCGTGCTCAGCGAAGGCGCCAAGTTCTCCGAAGATGACAACGGTACTTTGGACACCTTCAAATTGGTCCTCAACGGCCAAGACCGATTCAAGGAACAATCCGGTAAGTACTTCAACCAAGTGCAACCATTCGTTCACCACTCCGGCTCCCCAGCGCCCGGTGTGTACGCGTACTCGTTCGCGCTCAAGCCAGAAGAACACCAACCAACCGGGACCTGTAATTTCAGTCGTATTGACAATGCTCAAGTCGCTATCAAGGCCAAGGCCGGCATCGCCGAAACCACGCTCCGTATGTTCGCGACCAACTACAACGTCCTCCGCATCCAATCCGGTATGGGGGGCCTCGCCTTCTCCAACTAAATTCGTTTTAGTTTAATTAATTATAGTCAAAATCAAACCATAAAATTTAAAACGTAAACCGCGTGTTTAAATTTTATTGTGTACATAATATAAACATGTCTGAATCACAACCGGAACAACCAGAACTTCCAGTAGAACCAGTCAGAGTCACCGAAGTCCAAGAGGTAAAAGGTGCACAACCCGCGAGATCTAATATGGGTGTCATCATAATCGGTGTGGGTGTTGTGGTACTCATCTTGGCAATCGTATATTTCGTGCGTTTCGATAAAACTAAAAACGGTACAGCTAAAATGAATACCTATAAACCGATGCCTCTCTATAATCGCAACATTGGTAACCAATTACCTCTTAATACGCAATCCATATCAAATAATAGTGGATATGGCTACAAAGCGAATGCATATTAAAGTTAGAAACCGATACACGTGTAAGTATGATAGAAATATATACAGACGGCAGTTGTTTACATAATCCGGGTCCGGGTGGATGGGCGGCGAAGTGTTATGACCCCGAGTTCACACTTGAAGGTGGATTTCGTGCGAGTACGAATAATATCATGGAAATGACTGCTGTTATTCGGGCTCTCGAAAAGTGTATTGAATTAAATGAACGTAATGTCATTATCTACACGGATAGTAAGTATGTAAAATTGGGACTCACGGAGTGGTCTAAAAAATGGGTCTCAAATGGATGGAAGACAAGTACTGGTAATGACGTCGCCAATAAAGAATTATGGGTGCGCTTACTAGAGCTCATGAATCAAAACATTTTTGTCACGATCGAGTGGGTCAAGGCACACTCCACGAATGAAAAGAACAACGAAGTCGACCGTCTCGCGAGGCGTCAGGCACTTAATTTCTCTGCGTAAAATAATGGACATCGTCGCCCCGTCTTGTCCCAACGGGTGGTGTGAGCGCGAGGAGCGCCTTCTCCGCAGGTGGGCGGAAAAGGCGGCAGGGTATCGTTGGCTACACAACCACGCGCGTCTTCATTACAAATGGTTAACGGATGCACTCATGTATCCGTGTATCATCATATCATCCATTACAGGTGTGGGTGGTTTTGCCGTACTCAATCCTAGTGATGATAATGTTTCGCCCGAGATGAAGAGGAACATTATCATTTTTCAATACACATTCGCCGTATTAAACGTATTAGCGGGTATACTTTCGTCCGTATCCAAATTTAGTAATAGTTCGACTATGCGGGAATCGCATTCATCCATGTGTGTACAATATTCAAAGTTTTATAGGAACATAGACATGGAACTTTCATTAGACATAGAACATAGATCTAACGCCATGAAATTCGTGACAAAACAACGTCAAGAGTATGATAGATTGTTAGACGAGGCTCCCGATATACCTTATCGCACCATATGCCAATTTAACCGCGAATTCCCAGACAAAGAAAACAAACCAGACGTATGTAACGGTCTAAGTGTTATAGATGAGGACATCTACGTAAAAGATACTAGGGTGAGGGATGCGATGGCTCGTTGGATAACGCGTACGCGATCGAGGTCTCGCAGTAGAAGTTCAAAGGAATTTGATAGAGTATGATTACTAATGCCACTGAAAGTACAATACGAGACCAAAACTCACTATTATGACCACGACGATCATTACGTGCGTGAAATTATTACAAGGAACGTCCTCTTCTGGTATTGGTCTTTGATGTCCCCAGTTTTCCATACTCCTTCTTTATGTTAGACGCGGTTTTTATAATACCCTCCTGTAAAAAACTAAATACTAAATGCATACGAGCCTTATCAAAGAAACACCTCGCTACAAACCACAAGCGCATGTTAGAATAAAACACGAAAATAGTCCTAAGTGATACCCCTTGACCCATTCAGTAATACAAAATGGAACTCCAACGCGCTATCATTCACGGCGATCTCGACAGGCTTCGAAAGCTCGAACACCAAATCCTTGAACACGCAAATCACGTGTACGAAGATGCTGGAAATGGAAACGACAATTATGAAAACTTTAGTATTTATTGGATTGCGATCAAAGAGGACAAGGAGCTCGCACTCGAGATGTTTATGACGTTTATCAATACGTGCCAAACCGCACTCGGTAACTTCTTTCACGCATACATGGAGGTCATGGCGTATCCGGGTCTTGTTGGAGCTGTGTGCAGTGGTAATGAAGCCATCGTGGATATTCTGAAAACGTTCGTTGATGAAGACACATACATCGACATCGTTAGTACGTACAACTAGGTTAAAGATGTAATGCGTGTACTATACATGAAAGACGAGCTCTTATAACTCAGTTGGTCAGAGTGTGGTGCTTATACGATAGTATACTCGCGTGAGTTCATTCTCACAAAGGCACGCCAAAGTCGCGGGTTCGAGCCCCGCTAAGAGCATATTAATTTTTACATACGCACCCCATATGTAAAAATTAATGTTAGTATATATAAATGGCCTTTCTCCAGAATACCGCTATTCTCATACCTGTCATAGCTGCATCCCTTTACGGGGGTGTGAAGATAGCGTCCATGAATTTTTATCCATCTATCGATAGTACACTGAATCATAACACGTTGTATGGGATACTAATTTTGTTGCACACGATGTTTGGTATTAATCCAATCAGTGAAGCACCACAAATATTAAAGAGATTTACATCGAGCACTTGGTTTAAGTTGGTGTCTTTATTCGTGATTTCGTTTTCCGCGACTCGAGATTTCGAAGATGCGATACTCGTACTCATGACATTTCTTGGCTTGGTTCAACTCATGCGCACAAAAGAAGAGCGTAAAAAATACCCATACATAATAGTGTAGATGATACGCGCATCGTACCAACCCCATGATATTTACAAGTACAGGCGTATCAAAATCCGTACCACTATACTTGAAACTATATATAAAAAACCATCGGTGTCTGTAAAATCTGAAATACACGGTAACGATCGTTTACGTTTCAGATTCAGGGAAGCCATACGTGAAGCAGAAAAAATATGTGCAGAGGAAGACTCGTGTCGTGAGTGTTACGACGCGTGGTACGAAGTCGATGAACTCGAAGATTCACTCATGCGTCTCGGTGAAGAAGTTATCCAAGAGAATAGTATGAGATATGGTTCCATTTTACGACGCAATTTTAAAATGCGCATGGGTATAAAAAATATAGAAGATCATCACGTCATACCACGCCAATTTAACAGGCATCCAGTCGTTAAGTTTCTCAGATACGATGTGAATGATGGCAAAAACATAATCATGATGCCCAGATATATAACACCTGGACTCAGGCAAAATAGGTTAACACACCACGGTGGTCATTTAAAATACAATGCATACGTTGGAAAAGTACTCGATTCCATCGACAATCTCGAAGATCCAAAGAAAGATTTTGAATTATTCGTTGAGTTTCTCAAGAGTGCGTGTCGGTTTAGACCACAGGATGTACCTTGGAAGTGAGAGTTCTTGTTTTATGCGAAGTTTCCTCCAACATTTTTTGATATTCTTCTATCACAAAATCTTGTGGCTCCGAATCAGCGTCCATTCGTATGAGCAATATTCTTCCATCAATTTCCATGTTAGAGAATGGTCTAGGTAATACATTTTCGTTTTTATGTAATTTAAATGGTGATTCCTTACATTTTAATATTACTACAAGTTCATCTTCCCATTGCCCGATAAAAGTTGCATTTCCCCTGAGTATCTTGTATATTTCGTTTTTATCGGGCGATAGGTCTACGTTTATTTCGTGTATGTCGTCAACTTTTTCATTTATAAGTACAGCGATTACCATCTTATGTTCATGGTACAAAAAAATTAATAGCCCTTCTCTAGGAGGTCCACGGTCGCATCCGGATATCTCTTCGAAAAGAATTGCTTGTCGTTCCAATCACTGTGTCCTATTGTACTCGCATGCGATCTGTCTATGAGCATACAGTGTCTTAGATCTTTATAATAAATACGTGCACCTTCAAAAATCAAATCTTCATGTTTCATGTCGATGTGATTATCCATGATTTCAAAATATTTCGTATATTTTTTCATATTTTCAACGTGAATTAGATAACATTTAGTGCTAGATATCCATTTTACGAGTTCCAACCCACTTCTATTTTTTTCCGATGCGGGGTATCGCGATAGGCAATGAAAAAAGCATAATTCGAAGTTATCACCCAATTCGTTTATCACTTCTTGAACTTCATCAAAAAATTTGTGGTGTGTGATGATGACATTATCTTCAAACACGAGTGCATATTTTTCTTTGGATTTGAAACATCTATCGTATATGTTCATGTGACCTGCATAACAACCTATGGCTCCTAAATTAAAATATGTTATGTTTGGTCTCACCGCGTTTTTATCGTAATATAATTTGAGAGCTTGTCTGTAATATTTAGGTTCTACGAATTTAGAAAACTTTTTTGCGGATTCGGGTGTTCGAGTATCGGGTCCCTGTACTATTTCTAAAGGTACGGTGTGATCGTATGTGTCTATGAAATTACGTGCACGTTTTTCATTGGGGTCAGTGGTCAACATGTATGACTTATATTCTACACGAGGTGCATTTAATATATGTTTTGTGAGTATAAGTATAGCGATTAGAAATATTACAATAAACATGCTTAATTTATATATATAAAATTATATGCGCAGAGATGCGATGAAATTCATAGAAGTTTTCGTTTGAGCCCAAAAATAATATTCGCATAACGCGGCCTGAATAGACGGACACGGTATACCTGCGTGCATACAATGAATAGAAAAGGTCTTCGCATAGAGTGCAGTCTCTTGTAAGACCTCATATGGGTTTGATTCTTTGAACATGTCACACTCGAGCGCACTCGATTCTATGCAACTTTTAAGTTGTGGACACACTCGCGTGGCTTCGATGTATACCATCGCATACATAAAACGCGTGGTTTGTAACGCGACCAAATTGTCGGTAAATTTGTTGAACACTTGTGACGTTTCAGTCAACTTCAAATCTCTACTCATTGAGCGTGCGTTTGCGTTTGACTGCAATATGGGCACACACACACCCGTATTTAATGCCTGAATAGAGCACCACGTGGATCTCAAATTTTCGCGTGCGATGTCTTCGTACTGTGGTGCGGTATACATTCGATTTATAGTGTGTTTTAAAATTGGACCATTTACATCAGTTTTTCGTAGTTCATTCAGTATGTTTATGATTGATGCATCTTGATTGAAATATGCATAGATATCTGCGTACACTTGATATAATGTACATTCCATTGCTTCGTGTACGGATTTAATCAAATGACCAGAACCCGGATCCTCGCCAACGTGTGTGAGTTTTTTAGCGAATGTTCGAAAGAAAATTTCTTGTGCGTCGACGATGTCTTTCGGACCATCTATGATCAAAAGTTTATCGGATACACCACCAGCCATGTAGTGTATACCCTTGTCTTTGCATTTTTCCGCGTGTAATTCACTCGTCTTGAAATTTTCCATGTTCATGTTTACGATGGTGTCTTCTTTGTCGCACCATTCAATGAGTTGATCCATGGTTCGTTCGTGTTCGTAGTCATCCGGATTTACAAACGTCGCGATGGTTCGCGGCATATCCATGTTTACAGTCAGATCCGCAACGTTTGGATACATTTTTACATTTTTAAATGGTTTGAGTGAGGTTTTATACTTATCGTGTACGTGTACACTTTTGAATTGTTGCATATCACGTATAACCTTAAGGCTATCCGGATTCACACCGATGATACCATATGAAGTCATATTTGTTCCTGCCTATCATTCGGTTCTATCTTTTATATTACTTCCACCCGTACATCGACATGTCCGATTGTTCACACCATGGATATACTTCTTCGTATCCCATGAAATTGTACGCTTTCATACCATCTTTTTTGCACTCGCGACATATGTGTATGTTATCATCTATGATCGTCTTTATAGCGAGTGAACGACAAATATCGACTTTGCTTATTTCTAAATCAGTGTAACTGTTCGTCATCACGAGATCATCAAAGATGCCTTCAAAATGGCGATTGAGCCACGCTTCAGTTTTAGTTCGAGCCGCATCTTGTCTTCCAGTTACTGCGTAAATCTTTTTATATTTGGATTTAATTTTAACCATACCAATTTGAGATCTAACGATGGGTTGAATTTTATAAAAATCTTCGGATTGATAGAACTCTTCAACCATTTTAGATGATTCACTTTCAGTGATATTAAACATTGTTTTGTATACGTATTCATACCTTTGGTTAGATGCCGGCATTTTCAAACCATGCCATTTAGCCATTGGCTTTACGAAAGGCATGAGCACTTCATCTATATCTATCGCAATTTTCTGCATATATTATAACATCACTCGTAATCTCTAAATGCGATTCCCACCGGAAATCTAGGTACACCGAGTTCAGTGAGATTCTGGTATTTTACCGTGAGCATCTTGTTCATATACTTCGAACTATTTTTGAACATATCCCGTCGTTTTTCTTGGGTTCCTTCCGGTCTCACGGTAAACCCATGTCCATCTTCAGTGATACACTCCCACACGGGCGTTCCCACATCCTTACCCGTGCACTCTCTTACACCGACGACCATGTATTCGTCCGTCTTAAAATCCTTGTGCTTCAATAGGTAATTACTTCTTTTGCCGATTTCATAGATACTCGACGCTTCTCGTATCATGGTTCCCTCATAACCAGCGTCTACGTACGCCTTATGAACTGCATCGAGATCACTTTTTGATTTTACCCATTTTGTTTCCACGGTGACCCTATATATGCGTTCGTCGAATGTGAGATTTGGTCGATTCGTGTCGAAGTAATCAAACACACGAAATTCCAATGATTTTGGGTTTGTCTTGAATAAACTCGTGATTTCCTCGAAACTTTTAGACGGATCGTAACACTCCCCGTCTAAGTATTCTCCATCTTTGAGTCCTATACCTAGGTACTCGGTTCCTGGTACAATCTTACCCGTTCTCGATATACCACCTTTGTTAGACACGAGAAGTCGAACACCGTCTATTTTTGGTTGTACATAAAATGGTTCAGATATGTACTTATGTCTATCTTCCCATTTATTCGCCAACATAGGAAGAATAGGTATCTGCTTTTGATTCTCCCACATCGTCTTTGCACGTTTAAGAGCGCTATCATATCCAAGCTTGACGTCAATTATAGAAATAGATTCTTTCCCACCGACCAGACCAGTCTTTTTTATGATACGGGCCGTTCCATCAGACACACTTTCCACACTTATATCAAAATACCTCTGTCTGCCGTTTTTATCGGTTTTAAAAATTGTTTCCATTATATTAAGGGTAGATATGATTCCGGTCGTAAATTACGAGCGTTTGGAGCGACTTAAGCCTCCCCCACCTACGAATATTCCATTGAATGCGAATACTGCGTGTATATTTATAATAATATTAGCTGTTATTGGTTTATATAAAAGAAGTGTGGATGTTAGTCAATCGAGGTCACGACGTTATACTTGAGACACTCTTCAACATTTAGATAGATATCCTTTTTCATGAGTTTCTTGAACTCCTTTTCTGGAATTTCAGTCTTCTCGAGGTAGACCTTTGTGATCATGTCCATAAACTTGGAGCACGAGTCCATTTCATTTTTAAGATCTTCAAACTTGCCCCAGAAACCATTCGTAGACAATTGATGAATGAGAACGTGCGCGTTCTTACCCATGCGGCGTTCATGTCCACCAAGCAAAATGAAGGATGCAGCACTACAGCATGCACCTTGTGCGATGGTGATGACTTTCACGCGTGATTTTTCGATCACGTTCATCGCACTGAGACCAGCAAACATTTCACCACCATCACTGCATATGTTAATTCTAATTTCCGGTTTAAATCCCGGGAAGTCGATAGACTGCTTAAGCAACTTATTTTCAAGCTTTTTGAATTCTTCAGTAAATTCCAAAATATCGTCCGTCGTCACGTCACTGTAGAAGAACATTTCATTACCAATGATGCGCGTCGTCTTAAATTCATCATCACCGGTTGCGAGTGGTAAGATAGTCGGAGTTGGCATCTTTTGTTAATCGCGTCGATATGTTTTAAGTTACTTTTTGTACTTTTTAAATGCAGACCCACTCGATGGGATTTTAGTTTTTTTTACGTATTTTTTGAACGCAGATCGTTTGGATGAGATAACCTTCGGTTTTGGGGATACGGCAAATTGTACAACACTCTTCATTATGGTTTTCATTTGATTGTTAAACTCTTGACGTACACTGGTTACCAACCCAGATACGGTACGCTTACTCGTAGCTGTGCTGTTGTTGCTATTGCTATTGCTCATTTGTATACTCTTTTATTTTTTTCTTGATTTGTGATACTTCACGCGGTTTCAGTTTATTACCAATCGATAAATGATTTATAACATCAAAATCTTGTGGAGTAAGTTTATAATGGGTGTACATCTCCAAGTTGTTTTCTACGGCATATTTTCGTAGGAGATACAATTCTTGGTGACTCTTGCACCCAGATCTAAGTTTTATATTATTGTATTTCTGACTTCGCATCTTATAATTTCCAAACTTAGTCCAAAAACTACCCGGTCTGAGTGTTGATGCGTTCAGTTTTTTGCCTAAATTTGTTCTAGGTATGTTTATCACTGCATTTTCAAAATATAACATAGAACTCCAATGTCCCTGATATATACTCGTATCGAATAGATCGGCATCGGATAACGAATATGCTATATTTTTGTAATTAACGTCGTTTGAGTCTAGATAGTTTTCGTGTATAACACCCCACACGTGTCCATGTTCCGAACTCAGATCGGATATTTTCGTGTGAGAGTCATCACATAATACTAAAGATGCCAATTCTTTTGGTTCTATGAAATGATCTTTTTCATCGGAACAATTCATATAATCAAAAAAGTTGTGCAAGTTGCCTTTACATTTTTTAGCGATCGCGAGTGATCGTTCATTGTTGTTCAAATCGAGGGTTGCGATTTGTTCTGGTGTTCTCTTTGGTACGAGTATGAGCTCGAAGTTTGGTAATAAATATACACTATTAGATGAAACTATGAACGGCTTTTTAGTAAGCCTATCACCTTCGGATACACACTCTATTAGTTGTCTTTGAACCAGAACTTCATGTCTATAGTCGTCTAGTATCAGGTGCATGTTCGATTCTTTTAATTCTTCCAACACCTTGAAGTTGTCCGCGACTTCTATACTGTTCGTTTCATCTAAGACTGAATTTATTATAAAACTTTTACCCGTGCCGGATGCACCGCATATCATGACGTTTTTTCCATCTTTTATATGTGATTTTAAAATGTCGATTTCTTTTTTATGGAGCGTATAACCCGTACTCTTTTTTTGTTTTACTATTTTAACGAAAGCGTCCATGCCTGAAAATAAGAACGATGATCTCGCTAATCAGGCTATAGATATTATTTTTGAAAATGATGCGCTTCAGACTCGGATAATAGATCCTATAAAAAGGAAAGCGATTCCTTACTTACTATGTTTTGGTATCTTTAATTTAATATTGTTTATTTTAGTCGCTTTCATAGCAAAACGTGTGTTCACTTATTCTTCGTCTTCTTGATTATCTTCGGTGCCAACTTCGAGATCGACATCCGCGGTTTTGACCGGTTTAGTTATTAGTTCGATTGATTTGGATGCACGTTTACGAATGCTAGACTTCTTGAATGGATCCACTATACCCCGCTTGCCGGGCATCACACGTCCACGCAATTCATCGAGTTCTTCTTTCAGTTCTTCTTCAGTCATATTTCTTTGATTCGGATTTTTTAGGAGACTCATGATGGAGTATTCTTTTATAGCCTTGAATGGAAGTATCGGATGAACGTGTAGTATTTCTGGTTTTGTGAATATGTTATCATCTGGGAACTCTCGGTCGAACGAAGTTAATATCTTCTTTGGTATGGGTGGACTTTGTTCGATGAGTCTGTCCATCTCTTGTTGACAGTCGTGGACCATGTCGCCACCATCGAGTGTTCTATTCACCAATGGAAGGTTTAGTTCAAGTCTAATTTTACGCGACAATTTACCATACAGTTGTGACGCAGATCGATGACTTTCCATCAATTCATTTATTTTGAGAAACTGCATGATAGTCGCGATAATACCCGCGATGAGATTAAGACCACCGATGATCGATGGTACGGCTGAGCGAATACTCACGGGAAATTGTTCCTGTGCAAAATTCGCAGTGCCCGTGATGGTTGAAAGCACGATCACGGGAAGCGTAAAACGCATACTGAGTTTTTGAAACATCAAAAATGCTTGGTAGTTCATGTATCTATAACAGGCGGCAGCTTCGCCCCATTCCTTGAGGACCTTTTCCTGTTGTGTGTGCCACTGTTTGGGTGCGTCGGACTTTTCGATATCCTTTGGAAATCCTTCGATTGAATTCGCGTTAATAATTTCTTGCTCCATATTAATAGATGAACATTATATTCTTCATCCACCTCGTATTATTCATGGCGGTGCTCATCGTTCCATTTCTGAAAAATACGCAGTTACTTGAAATGTATAGCATACTCATACCGTTCATATTTTATCATTGGTCCGTAAACGATGATACGTGTGCACTCACACAAATGGAAATGTACGTCACGGGTAACGCAAAAGAGGAAACCTTCTTTGGTAGAATCGTGGGACCCATATATAAGATGGACGACACCGATGCGAATAAACTTTTGAAAACGGTCATGTTTACGTTGTGGCTTCTCGTACAGTATAGATTAGGTAGGATAAATTTTGACTAAATAAACTTGCCTAAGTCGCGCACATATATACCAATAATCATTACAAAATAAAGATGCCTTCTTACGCTCCAGTTTACGATTACAGGTGGGGTTCGGGAACCAAACTGGTCACCGAAAGGTCTATACTGACCAGCTCTAGAAAGTTCCTAATCGTAAACGGAAGAAAGATAGAAATTAATCGTGTTCCTAAAATTGGTGACCATGGGATTCACGGGGGTGTGTTGCAAATTATGCGTGGTGAACGAGTCATCAACTATCACTAGATAAAACTTAGACGCTACTATAATTTAATGGACTACAAAGAACCAAAAAAACGCGTGACTAAAAATGACAAGAAACATAGTAAACAAGTGTATTCACAAAAACATGTAAGAAGAATACAAGATATGTTATTAAAATCTAAGTCTACTAATAATGAACGCAAAGACTAAACACACAGCCATGCTCATAACGATATTCGTATTGTTGCTCGTGATTTTGTACACGCTCACTAAGCCTCAGCCCGTCAGACGCGTACACACCCGAGAGCGCGTCGCCGTACCGGTTCAAATTCCCGTAGAGCGTGAATTTAGAGCGCCACCAATCAAGGAGTATAAACCACAACGCGTCCAACAGATGGGTGTGCTGCTCGGTGAGAACAACGAAACATTACCCTTGTACGGCAAGGAAGTGAGAGGAAGACGGGATAGATATCATTATTACACGGTAACACCCGGGGATCAAATGTACTCTCTTCCAGTGAGTTTTGGTGAAAGAGACTGCATGGATGACATGGGTTGTCAAGAGATTTACGGTAACGAGACCGTAAACATATTGGGACAATCGGGTGATTATGCCGCGAAATTGTATAGAACGGATAACTTTTTCTAATCAGTCTTTTCTTCTGATTTTGGTATCATGCTTAGGGCCCTGTGATATGTGTCATATGTAACGAGGCAACTCAGTACAATACACGCCGCGAGTGATCCGTAGCCGACTGGTTTCATTGGCACCGGAACCCACCATCCTATGAACTTTTTGCGCATAACATTTGTTATCATGATGCAACAACAAAGTATCGATAATGCAGACACGGAGTAGTGTTTGTTTTTATCGAATGGCACCGTTGGACTCCACGCGTCTTGACCTGGAAATATATTTATACCGAGTACATTCAATAGAGGTAGAATCAATGCTGGTAACATCTGTTATTTACATATATTTTATATTTAGTCCGAAACGCATTTTCATGAAGCGCATTGCGTCGCGCAGGTCTGGTTCACTCCATAAAAGCCACCTGGACCAAAATCCCGCAGTCTTCAAACCCGAGATTCCCCAATCCTCGAGTTTGCTCTTACTCACTTTAGACATTCTCTCGTGTACCTTTTGTGGGTCACTAAATTTACGCGTATCGCCACCGCCGTGTCGTAATACATAGAGACGCATGCGCATGGGATTTTTGTGTATGGTATAGTCCGTGTATCCCTTGCCACCGAAGTCCACGTGGTCTCCGTCCGGAAAGGTCACCCTGTACTTCTTTTCACGGATCGGACTTTTTCTGAGAATGACTCTCATTATTATTTACTTCCGAAAAAGTTTTGAAAAAAAAATAAATTTTTAAAAACTTTTTTCTTTCAAAAGAAAGTGAAAAAAATATTTTTTTTTATTTTTAAAAAATTTTACTAGAAAACAAAAAATAAAAAAAAATAAAAATTTCAAAACTTTTTTCTTTCAAAAGAAAGTGAAAAAAATAAAAATTTTTTTATTCGTTTTCGAGAAGACCGCCGAATAAATTTAGTATATCTGCGAAATAATCGAACGACGCACCCACAAAATTACCTTCATAGTTCCGTCTCAGTATGTTATTGGTATCGTACACGACGAAAAGTGCAAACAGAGGCACGACGAGTTCCGAGTATCTCTTACCGGAGAAGAGCCTCAACAAAATCAAACCCACGAGTGCGACGAACAAAACGGATCCGAGCGATCGAAGGTCGTATCCGAGGGTATACGTGATCACACCGAGCGTAAACATGGCGATGAAAATGGACACCGCATCGAGCAAGGCTTCCTTCGCGTTTTTCTTACCGCGCGTACCCAAGAACATACCGGCGACGGCAGACATGACCGTGAAAAGCATGAATCGCGTGATTATATTCTTCGTAAACGCAAACATGAGAAGCGCGATGAACCACGCGATCATGTATGTGAGCGCATTTTTGGCGAACGCTTCGCTCATCTTTGGATCATCTATGGTAGCCTTCGCAAAGCCGTATGTCACGAGTGACTGGAATATCAAGTTTGCGAAAACCTTGGATAGAAACATTCTATTAATATACACGCGTAAATTAATTTACTTTTTCAAGAGTGCGTAGTGATGGTACAAGTGGATGCCGTTGATGTACAAACCTATCGACAGTGGTATCAAGAGGGCTGGACGCTTTCTGTATACGGCTGGGAGCGCCATGATCACGGCGAGAAGAACCATCGAAAAGTAGATGACTGGCGGCGCGATCAAACCAGTCTGTGTCCGGGTGAGACCCATGAAGAAACGTTTGTCGAGCGTATCGACTTCTTCGGTTGGTTCTGGTGCGTAGTATTCTTTTCCTTTATAACCTGGCATTTATTATATATGGAGAAAATAATGAAATACCTCCTGATACCCATCGTATTCATCGCGTTTGATTACTTCAAGAACCCCATAGACCGCCTGTATTTTCATAAACCACTCAGACCACTCGTGGGTATAAGAAATACACTATTAGATATGTTGTTATATAAACCGTTCTATCATCCGAATGATTTCAACGACTTGTGGATTCTCAAGTTATATCACAGGGAAATACTCGATTCCGTGTATTCCGGTATGAAGAACGCTAAAAAGTATTACTTTCACGATGACGACAAGTGGTTCGATGAGACCGAAAAATATTACTATTATAAACTCGAGGATTTTCCACTCATAAAAAGTAGGATGGACAAGATTCCGTGCGTCGTGGGTGGTATGATAGCTGTGATGGAAGGTCCGATGCACATACCACCACATCGAGCGGAGCATAACTTATACTTGCGATACCATCTCACACTCGAAGGTACGAGCACACTCACGACTGAATACGAGACACACGAACATAAAGCCGGTGAACACATGATTTTCGATCATTCGAGGTATCATAAAGTTGAGAAGACCACGGATGATAGACGGATCGTTTTGATTCTAGATATTAAAAGATTCTAATCTAATAGGTGATGCCTACACACAGCTTCATATAATTCGGGACCACCCACGAGCTCCACTTCACCAGTGTCTACGGTACGTTTCGTAAACGGACCAGACGTTCCATCCTTACACCTCATACACAACGCAGACAATTTCGTGACGTCGTCCGACATGGGTATACAATCTAATATTTCACCAAACTTTTCTTGTTTGTAATCGGCATCTAACCCCGCCACGATCACAGTCTTCTTGAGAAAGAGACACATGTGTATAAAATCCTTGAGTCTAGTAAAAAATTGCGCCTCATCTATGGCGACGACTTCCGAGGCACAAAAGTTCTCATCGAGAAGGGTGTCTGCGAGCTGATTCACTTTTATACAATTGAAGTCCACATCATCGTGTGTATGAATCACGTGATCATTTGATCTCGTGTCCTTCATTGAGTTTATGACTGAGATTCTTTTACCCATGACTTTGTATCTCTTAAGACGTCGAATTAACTCCGACGTCTTACCAGAAAACATATTCCCTATGATTATCTCGAGACTCATCTTAGTTCTTTTAGTATTTTTGTGTTTAAATAACTTCCTAAGTGATGCGCATCTCACACGCAATAAAAATTTCGGTATATAATTTATGACGAAGATCATCACAGCAAATTTTTTGTTATGGAAGTCCATGGATTTACAGACCAATTCGAGGACAAAGAGACCTCGACGCAAAATGGTGACTTACAATTGCCCAATGTGTTTCGATAAATGTGAATACTATTGCCCCAAGACGGATTCATACAAGAAATGTAGACGCTGCGATGGATGTCGCATCAAATTGAATACGAGTGATTACGATTGGTTAGATTAAATTATGTGTAGTAATTAAGATGACCCTCACCGATCAGGAAATATCTAAGAAAGTTCGTGAACTGCGAAAAATCAAGGGTCCGGTATACGCACCTCTTAAATATTTCAGGGGGTTGAATACACTCAAGGATGTAGAAACTAGATACATGAAAATGAAAAAGAAAACGTACACGAAATTCTCTACCGATAAGGGCGTGAAAACCCGAACGTCTTCGTACACGAAACGATTCCACGAAAAGTACCCGAACGCGAAATCCCTCCCCGAAATTGCGAAAGCGACGAAGATACCATTGAAGACACTGAGAACCGTGTACGATCGAGGACTCGCTGCGTGGAGAACCGGGCACCGACCGGGCGCTTCTCCACAGGCGTGGGCGTATGCGAGAGTGCATAGTTTTGTGATGAAAGGAAAGACATATTACACCGCAGATAAGGATTTAGCCTCTCGTTTGGTTAGACCTGGCGCTATTTGATGTGGCTGGCCTCGCACTCGTAGTTCGAGTAACACTTTCGGGACTCTTGGTTTGCGTGATACTTTCCACTTTTCCATTACCTGAACGACTCTGGGTAACGGAATTGGGGCTTCTATTCGTTTTAGCTGCGGACGACCGATTACTCGCGGATATTTTTATTTGTTTGACTCGTGACCCGACACTACCTGTAGTAGATCTCAGTCTCTTACGCTGAGATACATTCGAATTGGGGCGGTTCATTCCAGCCGTATTGTTTCGACTTGGCGCAGCCTTACGAGCGGGTGTGGTTTTTTTCATTTTCTTGGCCACTGGTACATTTACATTTACATTTGGCGTCCTCTTTCTTTTGGCTCCCTGTGGCTTATTTTGAGGTGTGCGTTGTTTAACGGAGCCAGTCGGCTTCTGGTTTTGGGTATTCAATGGTTTTGATACTGACTTATTAGCGCCTTTGATATTGGTTCGTCCACTAGCTGGTCTAGTAACGCCCGTCTTGTTAGACGGAGATATAGATTTATTTTTAACGTATTTGTTTATAATCTGATTTGAAAATCCACATATTATAATATTAGATCTACCACTCAAGTAAGACTTATCAAATACTATTCGTGGGTTTGGTTCCCCTAATACATGTTTCTGTATAAACAGATACATAGTCGCCATCATAGCATCACCTGTTCCCACGGTGCAATTTATAGTTTTTTGTGCCGCCGCTACACTTAATATTTGTAGGAAATCACCACAGAATTTTGATATTTTAAGAAGCTTATCGTTTTCTTCTTGAGCCGTTTTTTTAGTTTTTCCCCCTTTTACAAATTCAGTACCTATTTTTAGGTCATACTTGCCATAGTCAGTCGAACTTGGTATTATTTCTATTATTTTTCCATCTAAATCAAATTTTTTTATGTCTACAAATTTACTAAATACTCTAGGAGGCCTTTCAAAAAGCTGACTCACGTCTCTTAACAAGCTTCCCTTTTTACCCTTTATTGCACCCGGGTCTATTATATTTGCTAAAGTTACGAGAGACTTAAATCCATACAAACTCTTTTTAGTACCATTATTTCTTTTATTGTCGTATTTACTTTTTATTATTAAAAGTGATATGGGTGATTGTTTATCCGATTCTTGGTCTACGGATATATAAATTGGATTATTTTTGTCTTTTAAATATTTTCCTATAGATTCACTAGAAGTTGCTTCCAATATATCCTTTAAATCGAATAAATTTTCAAAATTCATTTTTAGTTTAACTTCGAACCCTGGATTAGTAGTAATATCTACTATATTAGAATTATTAGTATTATAATCGATTGCACCCGTCTCTCCTAGTTTGGAAATAAATTTTGTAATTTTAATTTTAGGTGTATTTGGTACCAATACATTTGATATTTTTAACTTTAAAAACTCTCTAAATGTATAATATATTGGTTTTGGTGGTTTATGTGTCGTCCAATCCTTTACCACGGTTGCATCATGAGACATATCCAACCACAATAATACTAAAAAATCTAATTTAATATCATCACTTTTAAAATTAAATTTTTTTTGTTCTATTTTTATTGTACTTTTTTCTATGGCTTCCTGTTGTTTATTTATAAGAGATAATAGTTCACCTCTGTAACCACCACCTTCAATATTTCTTTGAATTTGTGTGTCTTCCATTATTTGATATAAAGAAGCCAATTTCATAAATTTTTTATTTTCAATATTTTTCATAATATCAATTTTTTTGATAGGTTTAGTTTTTTTAGTTTGATCCTGTTTTCTCGCTTTTGTTGCAACTTGCGTATTTTTATTAGCCTCGGGCTTGTTGTTTTCTACCACAACTTGCGTATTTTTATTAGCCTTGGGTGCCCGTGTAGTCAATCTATTAGGTGGCTTTCTT